AATTAATATGCCAATAGCTTTATTCAATAGCTTAGGTGCAACAGATAATATAAGACAATCAATAATTAAAAACTATGCGGATAAATATGTACCCGCCGGAATAACTTACAACATTCAAACGTATTAATAATGAAAAGACTTGACACAAGCGCAATAACATCAGGCGTAGCAATGCCATTAAAAAGTGGTTTACTTGATTTTTTACAAGACGCACACAAAGATACCGCAAAAGATATAGTAACAAATTTATTAGGTTTTTCTCCTGATAATAATCAATTTTACATTTTAAGTGGTTGCGTAAATTCAAATACTGCACCTACTTATAATGTTAGCGCAGGAGTTGTTTATTATAATGGCGAAATATACGAAATTGACGCTTTTAATTTTACAACATCAGGAACTCAACAAGCATATCCAAATATTATAATTACACCATACACAACTAACGCCGACCCCGTAACGTTTACAGATGGCACACCTCGAAACGTTTGTAATATTAGAAAAATTAATGTTGTAGGAAGCGATACAGATACTGGTTTTCAAATTTTTGATAATTGGGTAAAAGGTGGAGCTTTTATATACGGAGATACAAAAGAAATAGTTTGTAATAGTTCTTATGTTGCAACTCATTTTGATAGTACAGGATTGGGAAGAAAAGAAAGAAAAGGTTGGGCAATAATGAACGGAAACAATGGAACTCAAAACGATAACGGTAGGGTTGTTATTGCTTACGGAACAGGATACACAACACTTGAAGCAACAGGAGGAAGTAAAAATGCCGTATTAATAGCTCATTCTCATGCTTTTGGGATACCAACAAATACAAACTCAAGCGGAGCTGGTTTATTTGACCAAGCGGCAGGAGGTAACGCAAATTTTACATCAAATATAAAAGGACAAGATGAAAATGGCGCAAATTCAACAACTGAAACGGGAGTAGGTAAAAATATGCAACCGTATGTAGTTCGTTTAAGAATTATGAAAATAAATGCTTAATAATGTCAGATAAAAGAAATTCATCACTTGATAGACGGGTGACGGCTTATCCACCACCGACAACGCATAAGAATTTAGTAAACCTTGCAGAAAAAAAAGGGAGAAGCGTGTCGGGAATTATTAACGATGCTTTAAAAGAATATCTAAAAAAAGAACTACCTACTAAATAGGTGGTTTTTTTATTTTTTTCAAAAAAAACAAATAAAAAATATATAACGTACATTTTAACTACAATTTAGAATTAATCTAAATTTGTATTATGATTTATTGTTTAGACGAAAATATCGACGAGCCAATTATGTTAATTAATTCTCACATCGGGTTCGATGATGAGGATGGACAAGGTATAGACGGCGCACAATTTCAAAGAGAATTGTTATATCTTGATACGTTAGGCAAAAAACGCATTCAAGTTTGGATTAATTCTATTGGTGGCGTGGTAATGGATGGTTATAATATTGCAAGCGCAATTTTAAAAACAAAAACACCCGTTGACACATATAATGTCGGAATGAGTGCAAGTATAGCGGGAGTTATATTTATGTGCGGACGAAATAGAATAATGATGGATTATGCACAATTTATGATGCATCCCGTTAGTGGAAGTTCAGACGAAAAAAGCAAACAATCATTTGAGGATAGTTTATCAACATTATTGAGCGCAAAAGCGGATATAACACAAGAGCAAGTTGCTGAATTAATGGCAGAAACAACTTGGATAAATGCAGAAGATTGTTTAGAAAAAGGTTTTTGTACCGAAATTGAAAAAACAAGTAATGTAAATAAAAAAAGATTATCAACGGCAAACGTTAGTAATTTTTTAAAAGAAGCGAATTTAATTACAAATAAATTAATAACACCAATTAAAAAACACAAAAAAAGTATGTTAAAAGTTACTAACAAACTTGGATTGAATGACGATGCTAACGAAGATAGCGTTTTAAGAGCGATTCAAGAAATGGAAAACAAAGCAAAGTCTGACAAAGAAAAAATGCAAGACGAAATGGATGCTTTGAAAGCAAAAATGGAAGCAGATAATAAAGCGTTTGAGGATTTGAAAGCTAAATTTGACGCATCAGAAGACGAGAATTGCAAAAACATGGTTAAAGAATTTGCAAATGTTGGAAAAATCGCTAACGAGGAAGCGGTAATTAACAAATGGGTTGCACTTGCGAAAAATGATTTAGAGGGAACAAAAGAAATTTTAAACTCTTTACCATTAAACAAAGTTGCAAATAAAATCGAAACTGCTAACGAGGGCAAAGTTGATCAAAAAGTTGGTCAATATATGCACGAACGTTTAGCTGAAATCACTAACAAAAAATAAATAATAGAATATGTCATTAGTATTATCAACGGCGAATTATACGCAATTTGAAAAAGACTTCTTTATAACAGAAGCGGTTATCGGTCTTGACACTGTTAACAAAGGTTTGGCTTATGTAGCTACAGGCGTGAAAAACGACCAATACACATTCCCTAATTTAAGTGCGTCACCTAAATTACAGGCGTTTGGTTCTATACCAACATCAAGCGGAACAACAACATTAAGTAACAGAACGGTTACTTTAGGTAAATTTCAAGCATACGAGGAATTTGAACCGTCAATTTTCGAGAACCACTGGCACGTTACACAAATCGCTGATAGATTGTTAGCTAGAACATTACCGAGTACTTTCCAAAATTACTTGACTACCTACTACACCGCTAAAACTTTCAAACCTATTGAGGAAATGTTGCACTTAGGTTCAACTTCTTATTTAACAACAGGTTCAGGTACTGCAATCAGTGGAGGTATTAACGAGCAACACGTTTATTTTGATGGAATTATTAAAATAGCTTTGAACGCTACAACGCCAGCGTTATCAGTTGCGTCGCCATCAGCAATCACATCATCAAATGTAATATCTAAAATGGAAGCTGCTAAAAATACTTTAGCTGCAACTACACAAGGTAAAGCAATGTTATCGAGAGCCGACAGATACGAGCGTTTAAAATATGTAATGTCTGTTACTGACGCTTTAAAATATGAAGATGCATTGACTACTACTACATACAAAAATAACGACACGACCGATAAAGGGTTGAACCGTTATAAAGGTTACGAAGTAATTACCGTTGCGGGATTACCTGAAAATACTTTTTACTTTGCAGAGTTCACAACAGACCTTAACTCAAACTTACAGCTTTGCGTTACGGACATGGATAACCTTTCATTTGAAATCAACAGACTTCAAAACAATAGTACTTTGTATTTCTACAAAACTATTATGAAAATGGGAGTTGGAATTGCAAAACCTAATGAGTTTGTAATACATACAACTTACGCATTATCAGACTTTAATTTGTAGTAAATTAATATAAGGGGCGGTTAATCCCGCCCTTTTTTAAACACTTATATTATGTATAGCGACGACTTAAAAGGATTATTTGACGTAAACCCTAACTTAACAGGGGTTTGGATTGATGCGGACGGGAATTGGTACATAGCAGAAACTGAAAACTGCAATTTTGTAGCCAAAGAGGATATTTTAAAATCAACTAAAAAAGCAAAAGTAAATGAATAATATAACATTTGTAAAAGGTAAAGGAGGATTGGGTCGACCACTAGCGGGAAAAGACTTTATTTCGGGTTTACTTTTCTACACAAATACCTTACCAAGTGGATTTTCCACTACTGCAAGGATAAAACAATTTTTTTCTATTACCGATGCAGAAAATGCGGGAATAGTTAATGATTATTCAGACGAAACACAAGCGACGGGAATTTATACAATTTCAAACGTAGGTGCAAACGGGGATAGTATTTCATTACAATTTGCAGAACCTACACAAGTTGTAAATTTAGGTACTTATGTAAAAGTATCAACTGACACAACGGTAACGGCAGTGGCAACTGCATTAACATCAGCTATCAATGCACTCACTTACACACATGGTTATACAGCTTCTTTTACTGCTGGTGCTATTAGCATTACTGCACGAAAAGGATTAGGTATTTTCCCAAATAGCGGAACACCATTAACGGCTACTATTGTTGGTACTATTGCGGGTTCAGTTACTACTGCTTTTTCGGGTGGTGTAGCGTCTAAATTGGCAGTATTTCATTATCACATTAGCGAGTATTTTAGAATACAACCTAAAGGGCAGTTATTTGTAGGTATTTATGCCATGCCAAGTACGTACACATTTAGCGAAGTGTACACGATGCAAACAGACGCAAGTGTTACGGGAGATATTAGACAAATCGGGGTTTATGCAGATGCTTTAACATTTAACGCAACGCAAACAACAACTTTGCAAAGTGTAGCCAATAGTTTAGACGCTTTAAAAATGCCTTTATCTATTGTTTACGGTGCGAATATTTTAACATCAACCTCAACATCATCATTAGCGGATTTATCAACTTACCAAAATAATAAAGTAAGTGTGGTTGTCGGTCAAGATGCTGGAGGACAAGGAAACGCATTATTTCACGCTTACGGACGTTCAATAACTTGTATCGGTGCTACATTAGGAGCAACTAGTTTAAGTGCAGTTAATGAAGATATTGCATGGGTAGGTAAATTTAATTTATCTAATGGGATTGAACTTGAAACTATAGGATATTGCAATGGCGATAATTCTTTAGATAGTGGTTTGCAAAACGCAACGGATTTAAAACGCTATATTTTCCTTAGAAAATTCCCTGACTATTCAGGCACTTTCTTTAACGATAACCATTGCGCTATTGTTCAAAGTTCAGACTATGCTTATATCAATGACAATAGAGTTATAGATAAAGCGATTAGAGGCGTAAACCAAGCGTTAACACCTAGTTTAAATAGTCCTTTGCTTTTAAATGCAGATGGAACGCTTAGAAACTCTACAATTGCATTTTTAGAAAGTCAAGCGGTTGTAATTACTGATGATATGGTTAGAAATTCAGAAGCTAGCGCAATCGGAGTTACTATAGACCCTACACAAAATGTGTTATCAACTAATAATTTGAATGTAACTATTAATATTGTACCCGTAGGAGTAGCGAGAAATATAACGGTAATAATCGGATTTAAAACATCATTATAATATGACACCATTAATAAACGGAATAAACTATAGTTGGGCGAATATCACATTAATTTTATTCGGAACTCCCGTTGTAGGTATTACAAAGATTGATTATAAAATCAAGCAAAAGAAAGAAAATCAATACGGTGCGGGTTACGAACCAGTAAGTAGAGGTTATGGAAATAAAGACTATGAGGGAAGTATCGAACTTTATACGGATGAGTTAAAACGTATTATTGCAAGTGCGCCGAATAGAGATATTATGTCTATTCCTCCATTTAGTATTCAAGTTGTTTTTGAAGATGCTAACGGTGGATTTGCTACACAAGATACTTTATATATGTGCGAGTTCACAGAAGAAAGTTTATCAGCAAGTCAGGGAGATACAAAATTATTAGTATCTTTGCCTTTAGTAATCGGAAAAATAACAAGATAAACTATGACTACAGAGGAAATTCAAGCTAAAGCAGACGAACTAAGTAAAAAATTATCGGTAAATGTATTGCCGATAGTTTTTGTTGACGAAGAAACACAAGAACAAGTAATCGGTTTTATTAGAGAACCTGCTAGATTTGTGAAACTT